TTGTAAGAGATAATGTAATCGAAAACAAATACTTTGACTTTTCAATTTCCAAAAGTAAATAAAGTCAGAACATTGATATATTTATCTTAAAAACTATTGATGAAACAACTAAGAATTTTAGAAGCGAACGAAGTCGGTCATGGTATATTGATTGAGACGGATGCGGGTTGGGTTTCCCCAAAAGATATTCGCAATGCGGATGTACTGAGAGAATCAGCCAACTTAGATTATAGGAACCCATTTGAGTTCTATGCTGTATTACAGAAATACAACACACCAAACAGAAACGGGAGATTTTACCCTGAAAGAATATTAAAAAGAGAAGCCGAGAACTATAAAAAGGCAATTGATAAAGGTTTATCAACTTCAGAACTTAATCACCCTGAGTCGTCTCTAATTGACTTGGATAGGGTTTCACACATCATAACAGACATATGGTGGGATAAGAATATCCTTATGGGTAAACTTAAATTATTAACATCACCAGGTTTTCATGAGAGAGGTATTGTATCAACTAAAGGAGACCAAGCAGCAAACTTGATGAGACAAGGTGTTACTATGGGAGTTTCTTCAAGAGGAGTAGGTTCCTTGAAAAAAGTTGGTGAGAGAAATGAAGTACAAGATGATTTTGAGTTAATTTGTTTTGACTTGGTATCATCACCATCTACACCAGGCGCTTATTTGTTTACTAATCCTAATGATAGAGATAAATACGAAGAGAACTTAGAAGAAGAAAAAAAATATAAATCACCTGAAAATTCAGAATTCCAATCCAAAGGAGTTGACTTAATGAGAAAATTGACCGATTATTTGAAAAAATAAAATTTAATTATGGAAGAAAAATTCTTTGTTGCGAAAATTCAGTATGATTTACCTGATGAAAACAGTGGTAAAATTAAAAAAATTAGAGAGGAAAAACTTGTAAGAGGTTATTCTGTTACAGATGTGGAAGCTAAGGTTACGAAAAAATATGAGGGGTTCACTCATGATTGGAGAATAACTTCAGTATCTGAAAGTAAAATTGATGAGGTTATTGAATAATTGATTTTTTAAAAGATTTAATAAAAGTGGTCGTAATTGACCACTTTTTTTTTGCTTGTACATATTTATATGTTGATATTGTAACACCTGTTTTTGGTGTTTATAATCATAAAACATTAAAAAATAAAAGATATCATACCTAAGGTGAGGTATTTTTTGGTTTTTGGTAATATTTATTAAGTAAAATAAATAGATTTTCTATATGAAAGAAAACAAATTAGTTCAAGAGGCGCTAATTCAAATGAAACAAGTTGAAGAAGCAATTGCCGAAAATGCAAAAGGAATACTTGCTTCTACCATGAAGGAAGAAATCAACCAATTAGTAAAAGAATCTCTTTCAGAGCAATCTGACGATGAAGATGAGGTTGAATTAGATGCTGACATGGATATGTCCGCTGATAATGATGAAGTAGACATGGACATGGATATGGACTCAGATGATGAATCTGAAGATATGGAAATGGACTTTGATATGGATTCAGACGAAACTCCAATTGATTTAACTGATGCTTCTGACGAAGAAATTTTGAAAGTATTTAAAGCGATGGGTGAAGATGACGGAATCATTGTTAAAAAAGACGGTGAGAATGTTCATTTATCTGACGAAAATGCTGATGTAGAATATCTTGTTAAGCTTGGTGAATCTGAAGATGACATGATGGAAGATGATATGATGTCTGATGACATGATGGAAGATGATATGATGTCTGATTATGGAGAGTTTGATGAATCTGTTGATGATGTTATTGATGCTATTTTTAGTGGAGATATGTCAGATGTAGATTCTGAAGATATGTCTGATGACGAAGATGTTGTTTACGAAATCACATTAGATGATGATTCTGAAATGATGGATGAAGAAGACGATATGGAAGATGATATGGAAGATGATTTAACTAATGAAACCTACAAACCTAAAGGTGTTGGTATGGGTAAACCTAAATTTGATTACAAGAAAACAACAGGTGGATTTAAAGAAGACATGAAACAAGGTCCTAAATCTGTTGGTACTGGTAAAGCAAAATTTGATTACAAAAAAGGTGCTAACATGGCGGGTAAATCTAAAGTTGTAAAATCGGAAACTAAAGAAGGTCAAGGATACAAAGACAGAGAAGACGAAAGGTTAGCAATGAAGCATGGTAAGATTGCTTCAAAAGACCTTAAGACAACTAAAGCTCGTAGAGATGACGCAGGTTTTGAAAAAAGAGAAACTAAAGAAGCTGCAAGAACTTATGGTATGGGTTCTAAAGAAGGTAGAGGATTAAGAAAAGGCATTACTCCAAACAGAAACTATGTTTATGGTAAAGGTGGTGTTAAAACTGAATCTACTCAAGAAGAAGTTAGAATGTTGAGAGAAAAGAATGAAGAATACAGAAAGGCATTAAATGTTTTCAGAGAAAAACTTAATGAAGTTGCAATCTTCAATTCAAACTTAGCTTACGCTACAAGATTGTTCACAGAACACTCAACTACTAAAAAAGAAAAAATAAATATCCTAAGAAGATTTGACGATGTTGATACTTTAAAAGAATCTAAAAATCTTTACAAGTCAATCAAAGACGAATTATCTAATGTGGATACAAAATCAATTACTGAATCAGTAGGTGCTAAATTAAATAAAACAGTAACTACAGGTTCATCAACTACTCTAATTGAATCAAAAACTTACGAAAATCCTCAATTCTTAAGAATGAAAGATTTAATGGGTAAATTAGGGTAAAAGAAACAAATTAAAATAAACTAAAATAAACTAAAAACAAAACAAATACTAAAATGGGAGCATTATTAGAATCAGGTCTTGTCGGTAACATCGGTCTTAAGCACCTTAAAGTTATCAAAGAAGACACAATCAACAAATGGGACAAATTAGGCTTTTTAGAAGGTCTTAAAGGTCACATGAGAGAAAACGTAGCACAATTATACGAAAACCAAGCATCATTCTTAATCAATGAAGCATCATCTACATCTGACACAGGTGCATTTGAAACGGTGGTTTTCCCAATCGTTAGACGTGTATTCTCTAAATTATTAGCAAACGACATCGTTTCAGTACAAGCAATGAACTTACCAATTGGTAAATTATTCTACTTTGTACCTAACATTCAATCTTACGAGACTGAAACGGCTAACGGTGGTAGTCACTACGCACCTTACGGAGCACCAAACGCTACTGATGCGCAAACTCCAAACAGTGGTTATAACTATAACTTAACAAAAGACCTTTACGATAGATTCTACGAAGGTAACGAACCAGCTTTAGACCCACCAGGTTTATATGACTATTCAAAAGGTCAATGGTCAGCGGTAACAGCACCTCTTACATCAGTTGTAACTGTTCAATGGACTGGTAGTATTTTAGAACCTGCGAATTACTCAACTTCTGATTACAGAAAAGTATTAATCGTTATGTCAGGTTTCGCAGCTGATGGAGCGGGTAAATTAATCGGTCCTGATGGTCAACCAATGGACAACGAATCTTTCTTAGCTGATTTAACAATCAAAGGAGTTTCAACTAACTGGTATACATCTGCTAACACAACTAACCCTTACTTATTTAGAGTTGTAACTCAAAGATATGGTAAAGGTATTGTTGAGTATGGTAACAATAACTCAACTTTAGCTTTCCCTGAAAGTAAAACAGGTGGTGGTCAATATGACAACTTATGTGATGCTGAAGGTAAAATCTACTTAGAGGTTGATTTACAAGTACCAGTATGTATTACTTGTGGTGGTTCTATGGACGGTTACACAGGTTCAACATTCTCATCAAACACTACTTCTAACACTGCGTTCCAAGCTTCTTACAGAATCTACAAAAACTTAGAGTTTGAAGATAAAATCGGTGAGGTATCGTTTGACCTTATGTCAGTAACAGTTTCTGTAACTGAAAGAAAATTAAGAGCTCAATGGTCTCCAGAAATGGCACAAGACGTTGCGGCATTCCACAACATCGATGCTGAAGCTGAATTAACAGCTTTATTATCTGAGCAAGTTGCAGCTGAAATCGACCGTGAAATCTTAAGAGATTTACGTAAAGGTGCAGCTTGGAACTTAAGATGGGACTACAACGGTTGGAAACGTTTGGGTTCAAGTGCAGTTCCTTACACTCAAAAAGATTGGAACCAAACTTTAATCACAGCAATCAACCAAATTTCAGCACAAATCCACAAATCTACATTAAGAGGTGGAGCAAACTGGATTGTTGTTTCTTCTGAAATCAGTGCTATCTTTGATGATTTGGAATATTTCCACGTATCAAACGCGGCTCCTGAGCAAGACCAATACAACATGGGTATTGAAAGAGTTGGTACATTAGCTGGTCGTTACCAAGTTTACCGTGACCCTTACTTCCCACCAAACCAAGTGTTAATGGGACACAAAGGAACATCATTGTTAGACACAGGTTACATCTACGCACCGTATGTACCTCTACAATTAACACCTACAATGTACAATCCGTTTAACTTTACACCAATCAAAGGTATCATGACTAGATACGCTAAAAAAATGGTGAACAACAGATTTTACGGACGAATTACTGTAGATGGTGTTAGAACATTTGATTTAAGAGAATTGAGATAATCAATTTCTTATGAAATACACTAAAAGGGACAAGAAATTGTCCCTTTTTTTCTTTTTAATATAAACTATTGATTTTTTGGTCAAATGTTGTATATTTATAATTATGAAAAAATTAATTTTAACCGAAGAACAAACTAAAGAAATTTTAAGATTATATAATGAAGAATTATTAGGTTCCCCCACAATAAGTGAAAAACTGAAAATACATAAAACAATCGTATTAAATACTTTAAGAGAAAATGGTGTGACATTAGGTCCATCTGGTCGGCGATTTATTGGTGGTAGGGAAGTTGCAATGAAAAAATACGAATCAAAACCTGAAACAAAAGAAAGAAAAAAGAAAAATTCTTATGTTTGGTATGAACAAAATAAAGAGCATCGTAAAGAATATCTTAAAGAATACCGAGAAAACAATGTTGATAAAATTCGTCAAATAAAACGTGATTACGAAAGAAATCGTAAAGCGAGAGACCCCCTCTATAAACTAATCAGTAATTTCAGAACTGCTATTTACACCGTATTAAAAGAAAGTAATGTGGATAAATACGGACATTACTTTGACATATTACAATACACTCCTGAACAACTAATATCCCATTTAGAAAATAAATTTACAGATAAGATGTCTTGGGATAAT